GAGTTCCATACCACTAAGTGCAGTTGGGAAACAGTCATAGAACCTGAAAAATTTGTTTGGTATATTTTTGTTTGTGTTTGTCACCAGTGTAATCATACTGTACTGGTTAAGGTCATTGTCTATACTGGCAAGAACCCCTTTAGTCGATTTCGAACCTGTAAAATCTTTGAAATCTTTAGGGTCATGTATAGGCACGATTGCATTAATCCAATCATAAACCTCTTTGAAATTCTCTAAGTCTTCATCGACTAGGAATGTCACTTCAAGGTTATCGAAGGATACTTTGTCGCCTGGGAAAAATGCATCAAGACCAACACCAGCACCGAACTCTACTTCTGTAAAGGATAGGCCTGGAATGTTTACCGACTGTACAAAGTACTCGACTGTTGGTAGTTTATCAACAATAAGTTTAAAATTATTCTTATTGAGGATTGATTTATTAATACTAGCCATGGACTTTTGTTATCCGTTTGTTACTTACAGAGTCTTGGTAGTCTCCGTCTCTATAGTCTCTTGTTGTTGTTGATTCACAAAGATACCCATCTTGGATATAAGTTGTGATCGTTTTTCTAGAAATGACATTGGTTGTCTCTTCACCATTTGGGAATGTTACATCTGCCCATGGCCCTTCTAGAACCTTCACCTGTTTTTCAAATTCTTTCATAATTTCTCCATATACCTATATTTAGGTAAATAAAATGGGGGTCTCCCCCCAAATTGTTACTTTTCAGTAACGAACTCATTTAGTTGTCTTGCAACTTGAATGATTTCATCTCCCATAATCTCTCTCAATGGTAGGGGTTTCCTCTCATTGGGATTGTTATCATTGTGTAGATATACAGCATCGACTTCTCTCTGATAATTATCAGTAAGAATTCCTTGTGCTTGGGATAGTAGATCGGCTCGGATTTCGAACCCTGATTTTGTGGACATAATAGTCTCCTGTGTGTGCGTAAGATTATTCTTACACTAGTATTTAGACAAACCGAAAAAAGACTAAAAAAAGACTTGACAGTGACCCTCACTTTTTGGTATACTATGTATATAATGAAAAAGCAAACTATAATTTTTGACGTTGATGGAACTATTGCCGATGTAGAGCATAGGAGACATCACGTTAGTCAAAGACCTACCGACTGGAAGTCATTCAAAGAACAAACTGTTTTTGATACTCCTGTTGAATGGGTTTGTGATATTGCAAAAAGACACATTGCACTTGGTGACGATGTTGCATTCTTTTCTGCAAGGAACGAAGAACAAAGAGGTGTTACCGAAGCTCAAATTGAAGAGTGGATTGGTAAAGGACATAAAGGATTGTTCCTTAGACCCGATGGTGATTTCAGAAGTGATGTTGAGTTCAAGAGTGAACTTGCCGACAAGTTTGAATCATTGGGTGGCAAGATCGACATTGTTTTCGATGACAGGAATTCTGTTGTTGAGATGTGGAGAGAAAGAGGAACTACTGTAGTTCAAGTTGCCGAGGGTGATTTCTGATACTGCAACGTGTTTCTGCAAGACCAAAAAAAAACCCCTCGAAAGAGGGGTTTTTAGTATTACCGAAGTAATTTGAACCGAAGTTCTTACAGAATGTTTGACACTGCAAATTTTCTGTAATACTGGTTAGTTCCCGCAGTAGCAAGTCCGTCAGCAGGTGTAGTACCTACGAATGGGTTTGTTACCATACCATATCTAGTTTTGAAACCGATTTTTGGTTGGAAAGTATTTTCACCAACAGCACGAACCATTTGTAATGGAACGTAAGGGCAGTAGAAAAGACCAGCATCATAAGGGTTAGAACCTCTGTAACCAACTGTCAAGTAATCAACACCAGCATATGGGTCGATATAAACTTTAACACGTCCGTTTAGAAGACCAGCAAAAGTATTACCAGTATCGTCAACGTTAAGGTTAGTAGAAAGAGCAGGAGCGTAATCTAATACACCAGCCATAGAAAGTGCAGAAGCAACGTCTGAAGAACAGATAATAAAGTTACCTTTTCCTCTTCTTGTTTCTTTAGCAATTTTGTTAGACTCTCTTTCGATTTGGAACAATAATCCTTTAAATTTCTCAACAGACCATCTTCCGTTTGCATCTACGTCAAGGTTGAAAGTACCTGCACTAGCTGTATCGGCTGCACCGAGTTTGGCTTGTGAGTTTACTGTTCTAACAACTTCTCTGTTGATTTCAGCAAGAATTTCTGATGAAAGAATATTTGCAAGTTCTGATTCTGCGTCAAGACCGTGGATTGCTTTAAGGTCTTGTGCAAGTTCTAGTGTGTATTCTGCTTTCAATGCTCTTGACTTTGCAGTAACAGTAGCTTTCTCGATAGAGAATGCCATTGAAGCAAAACCGTTTGCAGTTGCATCGCCTAATGCTTCAGCCTGAGCTGTAGTCATACCAGTACCAGTCGTATTTTCATACGAAGGATTTGTAGTATCAAAAGGGTCTGAAATTTGAACATTAACGCCTAGTTTACCAGTTTCAGGAGACGATGTTGATGAAAATTCTGTATCAACTTCGTTAATTCCCATAGCTTCTGTCTTAGATAAGATAGCAGCTTGAGTGTGATAATCGTTATATCTTGCTTTCATAGCAAAGATAAGGCCAGTAGGCCCAGTCATTGGTTGAACGCCACAAATGTCGTACGCAACGAGATTCGGCATGGCACGTCTTACTAATGAGATCAAAATCGGATCCCAGTTAGAAATAGCACTACCAGTAGCATTTAAAGGTGCTGCCTCACCAAGGTTTACTCTATCTTCATTAAGAGCCTTTTCTTGGTTTTCAAGAATAACAGCAGTTACAGCACGTTTGTAGTTATCTTCGATCTTTGGAAGATCGGAGTGTTCTAGAATCGGTGACCACTTTTCTTGTAAGTTTTCTGATAAAAACATTTTATTTTTCCTTTAAAAAAAGTAACCTAAGACTTATAAAGGTCTGTGGTTACTAATTGCTTGTGAATATCTAGCAAGTATTGGGTCAAGAACTTTCTCAGTTTGCACTTCGAATTCATTTGCCCCTTCAACTACTAGAGTTTCTTCAACTATCTTTTGACCACCGTCAGCAGGGAAGTACGCATTCTTTACTTCAGAAATCTTCTCAGCGAAGTCTTCTTCAGATTTGTACTCAACACCTTCTGCAAGTGAAGATAATTTCTCTTTTTGTGAATCAGTTAAGTCCGTAGACGCAGCTGATATCACGTTCACTCTCTTGAGTGTTTCTAATTCTTCAGTGATGTCCATATTGTTCTGAACTTCACCATCCAATTTAGATTCCATCTCATCGAGACGATTTGCGAGTTCATCAATAACATTGTACTTGTCTTCAGGAACGTCAACATAATGTTCTACGAACAATGTCTTCAGTCCTTCAATGAAGTTTTCTGTCATTTCTGATCTCAAACCACGTTCTATTGCGAGTTCGTTTTCTTTCGTCCACTCTTCTGCACAATATGTTAAGTACTTATCAACTGCTTCCGCAAGGTCGCCTTTGACAGTCTCAACTGTAGTTTTTAATTCTTCTGAGTATTGAGCTCTAAGAGTCTCAGATACTTCCTGCACTTTACTAGAAACTGCAGCCTTGAATATTGTTTTTGCTTTCTCAGCGTTTTCTTCAGAAAGTTCTAATGCTTCCGAAATTGCAGATAGGTCGTCATCTATTTCAATTTCCACCAAAGATGATTCTAGTTCAAGAGAAGTTTCCACTTCTTCTTTTACTTCATCTTCTTTTTCATCTTCATCTTTATCTTCTTTCTTGTTAAAACCTTCAAGAACTTTAGCAACTGCTTCTTCGTCCATAGACTTCAAAGATTCTACTACTTTTCTTGCTGTTTCAGCCTTTGTCAAACTTTCGTCAACTTCCTCTTCTGAAACTGTTCCCAGTACAGATGAGATTTCTTCCTTAGTCATTTCCTTCATGTTGTTGACGATAGCTTTGATCGATTCCATCTTAGTAGATTTTTGAACGTCTTTACTAGACTCTTTCTCATCTTCTTTAATTGAATCTGCTTTGTCA